AATACTATAGGTAAAATATGGTTACTTGGATCATATGAAATAGAAAATCATAGTTGGAAATTCTTAAAATGGAGCAGAAAAGTTATAGATTATTTTCAAAATCAGTATTATCAACTAGAAAATGTTGTTCCTGCTGATCATATGAAAACCTTACAATGGCTTGATTTTCTTGGGTTTGAGATATTAAATGAGCCTTTACAAGTTAATGGATTTGCAGTTTTGCGATTTGTTCGTTGCAAAGGCGATAAAATTTTGTTAAATGTAAAAGAACAGCCCTGTTACTAGCTGATAGCCCATACGGATAACTAGTTGAAGCGAAAGACGGATAACTGGAAATAGTAATGTAACTTTAATAAGGAGAACTTATAATGGCTAATACAATTGATACAGCCTTTATTAGACAGTTCGAGACAGAAGTTCACCTTGCTTATCAAAGAATGGGTAGTAAATTAAGAAATACTGTCCGTACAGTTAGTAATGTGAATGGCTCAACAGTACGTTTTCAAAAGATTGGTACTGGCTCGGCTTCTACTAAATCAAGAAATGGTATGGTAACTCCAATGGAATTAGCACATACCACAGTTGATGTAACACTCAGCGACTTTTATGCTGCAGAATACATTGATAAATTAGATGAACTGAAGACTAACATAGACGAAAGACAAGCTGTAGCAACAAGTGCTGCTGCTGCTCTAGGTCGTAAGACTGATGAGATTTTGTATTCTGCTATGGATTCAGGAGCAAACTCAACACAAGTAAATGCAACAAATGCTGCAGTAGAAAAAGCAGATTTGTTAACATTATTTGAAACTTTTGGAAGTGCAAACCTTCCTGAAGATGGTCAAAGATATATAGCAATGAATCCAAAAGGATATGCTGATTTATTTTTGATCAATGAATTTGCATCATCAGACTTTGTGGGTGAGCAAAACCTACCATTTGCAGGTGGCATGACAATGAAAGAATTTTTAGGATTTAAAATTTTTTCAACCTCAGCCGTAACTGCAGGTAAAAATATAGCGTACCATACTTCAGCAGTAGGTTTAGGTATTGGTGCAGATGTAACAACTGAACTGAATTATATACCTGAAAAGGTTGCACACTTGACAACTTCAATGATGTCAATGGGTGCTACTGTTATTGATAATAATGGTGTATACGAAGTTCTTGATAACAATACATAGGAGTAAAGAATGGCATTTGATATTTCAAATCTTACTCGTTTAGCAGGAGGATCAGGTGTGAATCTTTGGCACTATACTTCGGCTGATGCGATTGCAACTGTCAAGGCTTCAGGGTATTTTTCAGGAGAAGCTGTTAATATGATGAGAGCAAGAGATGTGATTATATGTGTAGATACAAATACACCTACAACTCACGTTGCTTCTGTTCTTACAAATGATGGCACAACTGTAAATACTTCACAAGGTACTGCAGTAGCAGAAACAGACTAAGGAGTAGGGGGAGCAATCCCCCTTATCTTATATGAGTACAGCAGCAAATTCGGCAATAGATATTGTTTCAAGAGCATTGGTTCTCATAGGCGCAGAGCCTATAACTTCTTTTACTGAAAATACAACCGAAGCACTTGTAGCAAATAATATGTATGAAGATGCTGTGCGAACATCTTTGTCTACAGCAAGATGGAGATTTGCTACACAACAAGCAACATTAGCACAGTTAGCCTCTGATCCAACTGGAAGATTTGATGCAGCACATCAGCTTCCTGCTGATTTACTTGTACTTCATGCAGTAACAGTTAATGACAATCTTTTAAATTATACAGTTTATGGTGATAAAGTATTTAGTAATGCAACTGATACTGATGTTGTAATAGCTGATTACACATTTAGACAAACAGAACCTAACTTTCCATCTTATTTTACGTTAGCAGTCGAGTATTCATTAGCTTCTATTTTTGCAACAGCAATAGCAAGAAGCACATCATTGACACAATTGATGACTGCAAAAGCAGATCAAATGATGGCAAAAGCAAGAAACTTAGATGCACAACAACAAACAACAAGGAAACTTGCTACATCAAGATTTATAACTGATAGGAGGTCTTAATGCCAACATTGAAAGTGCCATTAAATAACTTTCAGTTTGGAGAGATAAGTCCTTCTTTAACATCAAGAACAGATACACCTTTATATAATAATGCAGCAGAACAAATAAGAAATTTATGGATAAGAGCAGAAGGTGGAGTTAAAAGAAGAGCAGGTACAGAGTTTTATTATCAATCAATAGATTACACTAAACCAGTTTCTACAATTACATTTGACACAGCGTATAACATTGAAAATGGACATCAAATACAATTTATATTAAATGATGGAACAATTATAACAGCACAATTTCAAGATTCATCTGCAGATCATTCAAGAGTAGGGAATACTTTTTTCTTTGCTAAAGGTGGTAGTGATTCAGCAACAGCACAAAACTTTGACGAAAGAATACGTGGAGTGGGTTCATATTCTTCATATGCAGCAATATCTGAATTGACATCATCAAGACAATCAAATTCTAATATTGTCAGTGTATTTAGACAAGCAAGTGGTGGTGCAAACTTAGATGTTACAACAACACATCTTTCAAAATTAAAAGCAACACCTTTTAAAGTAAGACCAATAGAAGTTAGATTAGAGCCATTTATATTTTCAGATGATGAAATGTATTTAGTTGAATTGCGTAATGCTAATATAAGGGTTCATCATCTTGATCCTATAACTGGACAAATACTTACAACAATTACACCAACTGGAAGTGCATCTTTTTTAGTTAATACAAATGATAGACCATATATTAATGAAGTAACTTTTGCACAACAAGGTGATGTTATGTTTTTAGCACACCCTACATTTATGGTTCGTTTACTTACAAGAACTGGATTGACATCTTTTGAAATCAGTACTTTTAATTTTGAAAGTTCGTTTAGTGGCGAAGAAATTTATCAACCTTATTTTGCAGCACACGCAAATGGAGTAAGAGCAGAAGTTACAAGTGGATATGAAGCAGGAGGTAATCATAACCCTGTAGATGATTATGAAGCAGGAGTTATGAAAACACTTACTTTAAGAACAGCACCTGCAGACGGAAATGATTTTTATTTTCATTTTCCTGCACCTGCTCTTCAATCTTTTAGTGGTAGTGATCTTCGTATTGATCAAGCTGTTGCAGGAACAGTTTATCAAATAACTTCGGTAGGGACTTCTACTAGTTTAGACTACAGAAAAATTGGCTCAGGTACTAGAGCGACTGGATTTGTATTTGAATGCACAAGTAATGGTAGTTCCGAAACATTTTTTTCAAACTCTGGAAGAATAGTAGAGGTAGATTTGACATCATTTGCAAATCCTATTGGTACAAATTTAGAAATACTTGGATCAAGATTCACAATTACTGGTATAAATCTAACTAATGCAGCTAGTAATGGTAATAAAGCTTATGTAATTCAAGGAACATTACACGCTGATTTAAGAAAAACGTTACCAATTGACTCTATTACTACTAATGAAGGATCGAATGTTATTACATTTACACAAGCATTACATGGTTTAGCTACTGGATTAAATTCAGTAAATACTACAATTGTTATAACAGATGCAGGTTCAGTGGGAGGAATAGCTGCGTCTAATATAAATGGAACAAGATCAGCCACAATTATAGATGACAATACATATACAGTTGTTGCAGGAGCATCTGCAACATCTAGTGCAATTGGAGGTGGCACTCCAAAGATTGCACAAAATATACCGAATACACCTGAATGGGTTGAACAAAGTTATTCACCAGTTTACGGATATCCAAGTGCAATTACATTTCATCAAAACAGATTATGGTTTGCAGGTTCTTTAGGTCAGCCTGATGGTATATGGGCAAGTAAATCAGGTAAGTATTTTAATTTTGATATAGGAGATGGAGAGGATAATGACGCTCTTGATCTAACATCTAATGTAGGTGAGATAAATCAAATACTACATTTAGTGTCAAATAGAGATTTGCAAGTTTTTACTGCAGGTTCTGAACTATATGTTCGTGCATCTAATAATGCAGCTATTACACCATCAAACGCTCAGATTTTAAAGCAAACACCTTTTGGTTCTGACTTTGTAAGACCTGCACCTTTTGATGGCGCAACATTATTTATCCAACATACTGGCACAGCATTAAGAGAGTTTTTATTTACTGATGCTGAAAATGCTTATACTTCAGTTGCTGTTTCTGCATTAGCTCCACATTTAATAAGAAACCCAGTACAACAAACTGTTATAAAAGG